GTGTATGGGCCATCAATGCCTGTGGAGGACTTGCCGAAGCCGTTGACGTTCCACCTCCACACTACTTGCGCAAGAGATGGGTTTTCATTGTCCATGATATACAGCTCGCCATCCTTGGTGTAGGTGGACGAGCCGAAAGCGGCCGTCAACATGGCACTGGCCATGTTGATTCTGGCGGTCATGTCGTCACTAATCTTTTGACCGTTTTCGCCCATCTCTTTCTTGGCTTCTTCAATGGCGAGTTCGCTGTTGGTCTTAACCTCGTCTATGCTCTTGGACAAATCCACTCTGACGGTTTCAGCGGCGGTTTCCGCCTCGCTGGCAAGCTGCTTCACGGAGTTTTGTATTGTTCCTGCTACGCTTGACAGTGTAATGCTATTCTCGCTGGGCTCGTCCGGCCATTCATCATATTCTACAATTTGGTGATTAACTGCTATGTGGCGGTCAACATCAAGGAGGGTGATTACCTTGTGCATGGCAAAGTCAAGAAAGGAATATCTACTATCTTGCTTTGCTAAATCGTCCACCTTGCACTCATATGACCTGACAGGCCAAGCCATTGATTTCAGCTTTTTCTTTGCATCTGCCAGCAGATTTTCCGGCACGGTATAGCGCTCGTCCTTCCATGTGGCGCAGATCACCTTTGCCGAAAACGAATTGTCGTCTACATAGGTTTTGCCATATGCTGTGCCATCTTCCAGAATGGCAGTCTCCATTGTCATTCCGTCCTTGCCGTATGCGTATAGCCGGGTGGCAAAGTCTGCGGTTTGGCCACGGAAAGAGAGCGACCTCAAATTGAGCTCACTTGTAATGTATTCTCCTGTTGGCTGCATTGTCTCCGGGTCTACTACCACCAAGCGCTTTTCGAGGATGTGCCATACGAAATACACCGCATATGTATCAATGCACTGCATGACCACATCGTAGTCGTTGCAGGTGTCAAATGATATTGTCCTGCGGATTGTGGACACATTAGCGCCCTCAATAGTCCAGCCGGAGGGAAGATGGTCAAGCAGCACCTCTGTCAAACTGCGGGTTTCACTGATGTAGTCGTAATACGCACGTTCTTTCAAGAAATCAAAATTCAGCTCACAGTCGATTTTGTCATCGTCAATCTTCTTGATAAGGTACTCGTTTTGGTCGGTCTGTATGACCGTTTCCTCCTGCAAAAGCGGGTATTGCTCATGGGCGGTGTTCAGCGTAAAAGACATTGTGTCTGAGCCGTTCTGCTTGTGAGTTATGTGGAAATCTTCATAGTCGGAAACAGGGTGCCAGATACCATTTTCATCTTTTAGCCTTAGCACATTATCACCCCATTAAAAGTAAATTGGATAGTAGCTTACAACGGCATCTGCATTAGACACCGTTATCTGATTTTCGCCTGGTACCAGCTTTGGCCACTCCGTCATGCTTGCATATCCAAACACGTTAATGCCGTTCGAGTCCATCACTGTGGTGTTTACGCCATCAATTACTACTGGCGAATCATACTGCACCGAAATATTGTTAAAATACATAGTCTTTCCGGCTTCACGAGGTGTGAGCTTCACAATGGCCGGAGAGGTTAAATTGCCGCCTACGGTCAAACGGCCAGATTCGGTGAATAGTGCCGTTTCGAGCCGGCCGTGACGAACACCGTTAAGCGATACGGTTATTTGCCAAATCCACGGTGCTACTTTGGATGGTGTGCTAATGTTGTCAAGCACAGACCAGTAATAAAAACCGTCCGGGAGTTCCAAGTCAGCGGCTTTGTTCAGGTCAAATGTCAGTCGGGAAATTTGCATGGCGATTTCCCGGTCAGATTCGCCATATATATCCATGGTCAGGGCGATAGGCCTCATACCAACCTGAGCTTGCAGCCGCACGGGGAAAGTTTTGCTTGCAGGCTTTATATATGCGTTCTGGTAGTCGCACGACCCAACGCTATAATCAATCAGCTCCGCTCGGTATGACCTAAGCGGAACTGAGTTTATTTTGGGCTGCATAAGTAGCATTACTTATCCCTCCAGTCGAGTTCCTTTTCTATGTAAGGCGTGGTCGCTCTTGCAAACGTCTTTCCGTCAATTACGAATGTTGCCGCCACACATGTAGGCTTTCCACTGCCACTATCATCCGTATTACTGTTGACAGATGTTGCAGCAGAGGTCGTTGCAACGCCGCCAGAGCTTACGGCACGGGCAGTTGTAGAGGTGACTGCGTAAGTCGTTGCCCTCGCCGTACCCAGCAGCGCATCATAGTCAGGCTGGCTTGGGCTGGGTGGCGTGAAATCTATATCATCAGGGTCAGGGGTATAGTCAACGTCCCGAATTTGGTCTGCAACCTCTTGGGCTGCTTCAACCGCCTCGGCTGCATTATTGTCAATGCCGCCTGCAAGGCCTAGCATAAGGTTTTTACCTATGACATCACGGAACACTTTGGACGGTGAGGCTATACCGAATGCGCTCTTAACAGCACTTACAATTCTCTGAGCAGCGGAAATAGCCTTAGAGACTACACCACCGATTGCGTTACCTATGCCCTCAGCAAGTCCTAGCAGCAGATTAGAGCCGGCACTTACGAGCTGACCACGCAGGTTGGAGAACGCCTGAACGATGGAGGAAACAATCTGCGGAATTGCCGCAACAATGGTGGAGATAATCTGCGGGATTGCCGTAATCAGAGAAGTAAAGAGCTGGATACCGCATTGGACAATAAGCCCTATGTTGCTTACAAGCGCCTGAATTATACTGGCGATTATTGTGGGGGCTGCTGCAATGATTGCGGTAATGATTTCCGGCAGGGCGGAAATCAATGATGTCAGCAAGTCTATACCGCACTGGATGATAAGCGGAATGTTATCTATCAGTGCCGATATAATGGACATCACAATTGACGGCAGAACGGCCACAATTGCGAGTATGATTTGTGGTAATGCAGACACCAGAGAAGTCAGCAATTGAATACCACATTCAATTATCTGGGGAATGCAGGCAATCAGTGCCGAAACGACTGAGGCAATAATGACCGGCATACAGGCAACGATTGAGTATATTATCTCAGGTAGTGCCTGAACCAGAGAGACAAGGAGCTGAACTCCGCAGTCAACTAACTGGGGTATCATGCCAAGCAAAGCACCGACTATGCCACTAATGATTTCAGGAAGCCTTAAACAAATTTGCTGAATAATCTCTGGGAGCGAAGATACCAGAGAAGTCAGCAATTCGACTCCGGCCTGTGCAATATCGGAGGCAAGAGCCACTATCCCATCAGCTATGCTCTGCACCAGTTGTGGCAGCATGTCAATGATTGCGGTAATGATTTCCGGCAGGGCGGAAACTAGCGCATTGATGATGTTAACTGCGGCATCAACAAACAGCCCTGCCGAGTCAACCATTGACTGAGCCAGTGAGGTAAGTAGCCCGGTTAAGGATTCAATTACTTGCGGCAGGTGCTCTACTATTGCCGATAGAATTTCCTCAATGCCGCTTGCCACTGCATTCAAGAGCAATGGAACGCCAGCAGCAAGACCATCACAGAGCGCCGCCACTAAATCCCCGCCAAGGCTAATCATGTCGGCAATAATTGTGAGGAATCCACTAAGCAGTGTTGTGCCTATTTCCACGGCAACCGTGGCCAATGTGGGTGCGGCTTCGGATATGCTACTGATAAACGAATGAACCAAATCCACTGCTGCGGTCGCAAGTCTAGGAGCATAGCCGGAAATCATGGTGATTGCGCGGGAAAGAGCATCACCGACAGCTCCGGCAAGGCCGGATAGGCCACCCTCGTCAACAGCAGACTTTAAGTCGCTCATTATGCTAATGCCCTCTTGCGCAAACGCACGTAAGGGCTCTTGCATATTTTCGTAAATTGAGATACCGAAACCCTCTGCCGTGGATTTCAAAATGGTTATATCTCCGGTGAGATTGTCCAACTTAGTGTTGGCCATTTGCTCGGCAGCGCCAGTGCAGTCGTTTAGGTCGGCTTTTAATTTGGCCAATTCCTCAGAAGAATTTCCAGCAATAGAGTTAAATGCTTTTAAGCCGGCAGTGGTGAAAATCGTGCCTGTGTATGCGGCTTTTTCTTCTTCTGTCATATCGGCAAAGGCGGCATTGAGGTCGTCGATTACATCAATGAAATCCCGCTGATTGCCAGCTGAATCGTATGCTTTTACGCCTAACTTCTCTAATGCTTCGGCGGCGTTAGAGGTGGGGGCATATAAGTCTGACATTGCACGGCCCAAGTAGGTACCGGCTGCGGAACCAGTATAGCCCTTTTCAGCCAAGGCGAGTAGGGCGGTACCTGTCGTGTCAAGGCTTTGATTGTATGCACCAGCTATAGAGGCTGCGCTGGATACGGCATCACCGAACTCGGCAGTGGACGTGTTGGCAAGCGTAGCACCTTTGGCATAAAGGTCAGCCACACGAGTTGCATTGGTACCGGCTTCGTCCATCTCAATCCCCATAGCTTTCATGGTGGTTGTAATGTACCCGGCAGCTTCGGCCATCTCCATTTCGCCAGCAGCGGCGAGAGAAAGCGTGGGGGTAATAGTAGACAACTGCTGGTCTGCTGATAATCCGGACTGAGCCAGAATGTTAAAGCCCTCTGCGGCTTCGGTCGCTGAAAAGGCAGTAGTTGCGCCGAGCTCTTTGGCTTTGTCAGTAATGGCGGCTATCTGGTCTGAGGTGGTGCCCATTGTAGCGGCAACGTTTGAAATCGCAGACTCAAAGTCCGAACCGACAGATATTGCATATGTGCCTAGTGCGGCAAGCCCGGCAGTAGCGGTTTTAAGGGCACCGCTCGCAAGCGAGGACAGCCCGCTTACCACGCCGGAAGTATCTAGTTTGGTATCAAAAATAACAGAACCGTCTGCCATACAATCACTCCTTTTTTGGCAGCGATCGCACGGCTCAAAGGCTCAATGTGCGTAAGGCAACTCAGATATTCAAAATCTGCTTGCCATCCCTGATTAAAATTTCAAATTCTTTCTTACACCCACGAGAACAGGTGGTGTAAACGCCGTGGCAATCCGCAGTGTCACTGTGCAGGGCGTAAGCCTTGCGACCGCAATATGGGCAGCGAATCCAGTCACGGCGGGTTTCTGGCTTAATCACATTAAAACCCTCCTGCAAATGCAGCTCCGGCCATGGCAACCTTTTCCTCCGGCGTGAGGCTCTGTGGGAGAGCATAAATCCGTTGTAGTTCAGCTATCCTTTGCCGTTCGGCTTTATCCTCAATCTTAGAGGCATCGGTTGCTCTGTAGCTCATGATTTCCACGATTTTCTCCGTCTTTGGAAGTGACATAAATAATGCGTGGAACTTCCACCAGTGCAGATATTCTATGTCTTGCAGGTCAATCCCGTAGTGGGACAGAAAAGCACCGTAAATATACGGCGCATCAACTTCAAAGTCATAAATTCTCGGTTCTTTGATTTCAACATCACCGTTTTTCCTGACTTTGCGCTTTGAATTTGCAGGCTTGCCACAACTGTAAATGTATAGCAAGCCTGTAAACGCTTCCGTGACATTGGTAGGAATCCCACTGGTAAATACCAATTCCAGACTTTTGGTGATAATAGTTCGGCTGTCGGATTCCTCGTGGGTTATAATCCGCTCAAACTCTATCATAGTTCGGAAATCTGTCTCTACGGGGTAAACTATTCCGTCCGCTTCCACCGAGGTTGGTAGTGTACCGGTGAGCAAATTAAACATCACTTTTTGCCCTTGTGCTTCTTGCGGTTTCCACCGGAACTAGGTTTGTGCTGCGGGGGCGCAGGCGCTTTCTGGGGAGACACTTTGGGCTTTGTAGACCCAACATAGCGATTGTGTGCGTTCTGTATGCCAAAACTTTGGGCTTTGACGAAGTCAAGAAAGTCGTAGTACGCATCATAGCAGTTGCGTACATTGTCTTTCTCGCCGCAGATATTTTTCCCGGCATCAGTGCCAAGAATCTCGTCGAAGAAATCCTTTATCATCCGAACCTGCGCTCTGTAAATGTCAGAGGCTTTGCCGTCTTTGGGCAACTCCTTTTCGGTTTCGCCCATGTGAGCAACGGCTGTCTCAAATTTGTCGGCTACATCGGCATCAGCAATGTCAAACTCATATGAGAAGCCATTGCGTTCAAAGGTAATATTTGTGTCTTGGCTCATTGGCTCTTAGACCTCCTGTTAAAAATTAACTCTGAGATTTAGACCACGGCCGCAGTTTCATCTGCCGTAGGTGTAAATTTCAGATTTTCCAAATCGAATGTACCAGCCTCAATATCGCCGGCTGCTTTCATACTGCCGGAATATACCAAGGCATCAGTGCCATCTGCCTTTTTGTCAGGGACGATGGTATACAACCGCCTCTTGGCGGCACAGGCTTTGCCAGTGCTATCACTCCACAAATTGACGGTGATAATATAGCGCTTGGCTTCATTGCCTGTCAGTTCGTTGTCATGCACCTTAACAATCTCAGCAACGACCGGGTCACCATCTATGCAGTCCAGCGTGTAATCATACTGGGGAGCGTAGCCGGTAACGTCAGAGCGCTGGGTCTTGTCGTTTATGTATTTCCTGCTATACTCCTGCGGATTCTTGGACTCACTAAAGGCAGTAAAGCCCTCTCCCATCAGCGCAGGAGTTTTTTCTTCACCAGTTTCCATGTATGCGGCGAACTGGTATCTCATAATTAGCCGATTCATTTTGATTCCTCCTAAGTTAGTGGCGAGTATTTGTATTCTAGTTCAAAGACAGCCTGATAGTCTTCTGTGCCATCTTCGTCACGATATGCTATTGCTGGGGTGGTCTGCAAGGAGACTTTGACAGCTTTTCGGTGGCTGCCTAACTGCGGGAGATTGATGTAAGCCTGCTGTTCGTCTCTTGCTGTAAACCACCTTGACAGCTCATCAAGCGTGCCTATGGCTTTGAGCCGAGTTGCAGTGTCAGAGGCTTTGACACGCGCGTATACACTAAACACCCACGAGCCAATGTAACCGCCATTTATGTACATCCGCTTAACTTCCGCTGCGGCGTTCTGCTGCAACATCAGAGCCGGGGGAGCTTTAA